GAGCCTGCAAGCTCGTCCAGAAGTGCGTTACGGGTAACAACACCGCTGTCAAAGAAAGCAGTCTTCTCTGGGCCGTTTACCGGAGGAAGGTCGCGGAATACTGTGACATCAATGATGTCGCTTAGACGTGTAGTAGCCATGTTAGATTTCTCCTAATTACTTATTGGCCGTAATACTCGTTTCGTAGGCGCTGGTATTCATTCGGATTTTCTGCCCGTAGTTCTGAGAGTTCTGCGCCTGACATTTCTGCGAATGACTTATTGGTTACGGCCCCGCCGTTCTGTGAACCAGAGGCTCCACCTCCAGTTGCCCCGCTCCCATCTGCAAGGAACGGATATTTCTCTTTAAGGTGTTCGACTAGTTTGCTGGCTTCCACTGGAACACCGCCTAGTTCAAACGTCACCTGATCTTCGTTGTAATTTGCGTACTGCATCGCCTTCTCGGTAAGCAGTTCTGCGCGGGCAGAGTCCCGAGTCAGTTCTGATGCAATGCGCTGGGAAGCAGACTGCATTTCCTGTCGCTGGATACGCTGCTGGAAAGTCTCAAACTTCTCAGCTAGTTCCTGCTTCGCCTGCTGTTCTTTCTCGTACAGTTCCTTGAACTGCTGCTTTTCCTTCATGCGCTCTTCCTGAGCACGCTGCTGTTCCTCTTCCAACTCCTTCGCCTTTTGAGCAACAGTCTTCTTCTCTCCTAGCAACTCTTCAACCTTTGACTTCAGACCCGAGACTTGCTCGTTAATCATCTGCTGTACTTCAGCTTCAGTGTAAGTCTTTCCCGTCTGTGTCTCGGTTGTAGCTTCAGTATTATCTACTGGTTCGTTCTGCACTGCTTCTTCTGACATATTCGTAGCCTCCGGCTATCTCTGTTACTTCCCGATCTCTGATCGGCGGTTAAAGCCCTGCTTGCTGGAATGCAAGCGGGTGCTTGTCTCTTAGCTCCGCAAGCGTCATCTGTGCACCGCTTGGGTCAATGAAGTCGTTAGGGTCAAGTCCACCCTGATCGAACAGCAGACGCTTTTCTCTGCCGTTCTGGAACTTACCGAAAAACTCATCCCTGAACTCGACAGGCTGATCTCTTAGCCAGCCTCGGAATGTCTTGTTGCCTGATACAATCTGTGCTTCACCGTCTACTACTGCTGGGCGTTCGCCTTCTAGCCCGTCAAGCAATGATCCCTCTGTAGGGACAATCACGCGAGTTGATCGGCAGTTGTAATGGAGTGGTGGCTTCGGGCCTTCACCCACAGAGAATATCTCGCCGTCAAATCCTGCACATGTCAGCGTGGTGCGGCTGTCTAGCGTTGCCAGGTACTTCTCCCCTCGCACGACATCGCTGTTCTGTCTGGCAAACTGCTCTTTAGCTTCTGTTGCTGCGTGGTTGACTGCTGTAGCAACTACTGTGCGGGCTTGTGCGGCTGTTCTTCCTGTTACCTTCTGTCTCACCCTCTGGGTGATCTGATCGGTCGTGTCGCCGGCTATGAAGCCGCCAGAAACAACATTCTTAATCTCTTGTGCGTTGTTCTTAGTAAACCGTTGCATTATGCCGTCAACAGTGATTCTTTGTGCTTCGCCATTCATGATCAGCGTTGCAGGCTGTGACATAATTGCTGCTTGTAGTTGTTCTTTTGCCGGAAGAACTGTCTCTACGTCTGTTATTTCTTGGTACACTCCTCGCTGAAATACTGTTTCATCTTCAGCGAATTCGATGATACGTTCTCGCAAGTCTTGCCTGATCTTATCACCAGATGCAGTTATTAGACGATCTCGCTGTCAATATCCTGGTCTTCAGTCTCATGAGGGATGTGGATGCGTCCCTTGCGGATAGCTTCCCGCTGGAGTGACCGACTCAAGATTCCTACATCACCTAGCTGAATCAGAGCCATTAACTGCTGTGCATCCAGATCAGTCTCAAAGAAGTCTGTATTCAGATCGTAGCGGATTTCTTCCACAGCCTGTGGGGTAAGACCTACAAACCGACCTGCGTCCATCAGAGCGCCTGTGAGAGCGTATGAGAGGTTGTTTACAACCTGATCCAGCGTACTGCTCTCAGCAGATGCGTTAATCCGTGCTGCCTCTGCTGTCTCGGATGGCCCACCGCGCTGAATAAGCCGAGCGCCAATGCCCACCATCTCTTTCTCTTTGGACTCTTTTAGCTGGACTAGCAGACTGCGCTCTTCTGGCTGTACAAGCTCTACACTGCCGCCCTGAGTGATGATCCCTCGACGGCTGCCTAGTTGTACGCCATCTGGGTTCTGCTCTGCGAATACTTCCGGGTTTGTCTCCCCAATGTTCATATGAAGCGTAGGCTGTCCAGTGATAAACCCTGCTTCTTCCAGATCAGCGTTATTGCGATAGTGTGCAATGTTCAAAACTGACAGATCGTAAAGTGGTGCATCATCAATGTCTGGCAGATTGTTCTCTGCACCCACGATGTAAAGCGGGATGTGGTCTAGCGGCATTCCACCCGCTACGCGCGGGATAAACTCTTCGCTCTTAGCCTGCCCACCATCGTCGTACATCTGCTGTGTATATACGCCGTCACGCAGCCGTAGAACGCGATAGTTCTTTACAATGTCGTGATCGAATTCGTTGCTATTCGTCTCGTCCTGCACAAGCTCAACAAGTACAGCCAGGGTCAGCACCCGGCGTCCGTTGATCTTCTCGTACTTCCAGTTAATCAGCGACTCTGCCTGATATGACAGCAGCAGCGGCCTAGCGCCAATGTTCTGCTCTGTTTCATAATCAATGCTGTCGTCAATAGTCGGGTAGTCAAGCAGAAAGCAGTGACGGCCTGTATCCAGTACTCCACCCAATGCTTCCTTAGCCATGTGCTCGATGCTGGTGCCTGCTCCATCAGCGTTAAACACCAGTTCTTCTAGCTGCTCTGGAATCTCGTAGGTTGGGTCTTTACGAAACACCATGCCTGACATAGCAGCGCGAGTGCGTCCTGTTACTCCCAGGAAGTAAGCCCGCTCTACATATCGTTTGTAACGCTCTGGGTCTTTTGGCACGAACTCTGGCAGATACCGCTCTGGTACGCGCTTAATAGCAGATTCACCCTCAACAGCATCTCGTACAAGACGCCACTTCGGGCTGTAAATCTGGTAGTCTGGATGTAGCGTCTCTACACTCATTGAGTATCCTTAAATAGCGAACTTGATCTGTACGTCGCTAACTGGCTTCCTGACTGGCATCTCATATGCAATCGGGTAAGTCCCAGCGTCGTTAAGGTGATCGTGTCCGCTTGTTTTATCCGGTTCACCGTTCTTATCGTATGCTTGCTGCTCTAGGCAGCGTGTGAACTCTGGGCAACGCTTTGTGTTGACTTTAACTAGACCCTGCTCAAATCCTCTGTTGGCCGCTATGATGCGATCTTTGACAGCAGGGTTGCGCTTGGGAGCGCGTACTTGGAAGCCCGCCTGTTGCAGCAGAGCTATGTCCGATTGGGAGGCGTTGACTGTTTTTCTGCTAGTTCCACTAGCGTCTGGGTACACACAGATGGTGTGTTGCGGATAACGCTCTTGGAGAATGTCAATAACCGCCGGAGTATCGTAAGCGTCAACGATTTCTTCGGCTGCGTGGAGTTCTTCGCCTCTTCTAATATATACAACAGCAGCCATCTTTCCGACGTTGAAGTCCAAGCCCACATACAGCCTTTCTCCTTCAGCAATCTGTTCTTTGCTGTGACAGCGGCCTCGGTCAAATGAGGAGTAGACTGTACCGCTTTGTAAATTGACAAACTTGCCTTCAATATAAGCATCTGCTAAGGCCTCTGGATAGCTTTCTCTCAAGCTGTTTAGATAGCCTTCTGGCAGATAGGGATTGCTGTAGCTAGGTGCCTGTACAATCCCGTGCTCGTCTGTTGCGTTCTGTACCCAACGCCAGTGAGCAAATCTAAATCCCTCTGGCGTGGTGTATGCTGATGCCTGGTTGAACGGATTGTTGATGCCGCTGGGCTGTTGCCTGTTACGAGCTATGATCTTGTTCCAGGCATCCTTAGCGTGTTCTGTCTTCAGCGTATCAAGCTCGTCAACGTGAGCCGTGTAGGATTCGTAACCAACAATACGCTCTGGGTTGTCAAGAGTACGCAAGATAAAATCACCCCAATTTGGGGCGCTGGTGTAAATTGCATTATCCTGCCTGTTGTACTTGTGTTCGATGCCGTGTTC